CGGCTAAAACCGTCTAGCTTTTTCTTTTTTAATGTACTATAGTACACATGGGTAAAAGTATAATGGAGCATCTAGCTATGCTGCCAGAGGAAGAGCGGAACGAGATCCTTGCGGGATTCGACATGGACAACCTCATGTGGGACTGGACTGTCTGGTCTCGCCCAGAGCAACAGCCACCACAAGGCGATTGGTCGATATGGATGTACCTCGCAGGTCGCGGTGCTGGCAAGACTAGAGCTGCAGCCGAGTGGGTAAGAGAAGAAGCTAAGCATACCGACACTGGCCAACGCCGTTTCGCGCTGGTAGCTCGTACTGCCGCGGACGTGCGTGACGTTATCGTTGAAGGTGAATCAGGAATCATAAATGTTTCAGCTCCAAGTGAACGCCCTTTGTACGAGCCGTCAAAGAGAAGACTGACTTGGCCTAACGGAAATACGGCTACATGCTTCACAGCTGATGAACCTGACTCCCTCCGTGGACCTCAGTTCACACACGCTTGGGGAGATGAGGTTGCCGCCTGGCGCCAGACTCCTGACGCGGCTGGCATGACAGCCTTTGACAACTTACGCGTGGGTGTACGTCTTGGACAAAACCCTAAGATGATGATTACCACAACGCCGAAGCGTGTGCCGCTCTTGTACTCGCTTCTTAAAGAAGCTGAGACTACTGGGCGCGTAGCTATTACCCGTGGCTCTACGCTGGATAACTCCGGAAACCTTTCTCAAGCTTACCTCGATGCGATTCTTGGAGTTTACCAAGGAACACGTCTAGCTGCGCAAGAGCTATACGGTGAGATGCTCTCAGATGTTGAAGGAGCTCTATGGACGTTGGAGCTTATCGACAAGGATCGTGAAATGGTCATGCCTCAAGGTGCGCCTCTTCGTTGCATAGGCGTTGACCCATCGGTAGCCGAGAGCCCACGTGATGAATGCGGTATCGTCGTTGTAGCTTCTACAGGAGATAGAGATCTTTACAAGCGTCACAGCTGGGTACTCGAGGACGCTTCAGTCCTAGGGTCTCCAGACGTATGGGCGAACAAGGTAGTCGCCATGGCACGTAAATGGGGATGCCCAGTGGTCGCTGAGGTCAATCAAGGTGGCGCCTTGGTACGAAATGCCATTAACACGATTGACCCAACGGTAAAGGTCCTTGAGGTTCACTCTAAGTATGGCAAAGCCCTGCGGGCTGAGCCTATCACCCTTGCCTATGAGCAAGGTCGTGTGCACCACGTCGGATACATGGGTGATCTAGAGGCTCAGATGGCTTCCTGGATCCCGGGAGAAGGTAAGTCACCGGATAGGGTGGACGCATTAGTTCATGCCCTCACAGCCCTGCTCATTAAGCCACCTGCGGGGTTCATGGGTGGAAGGATTACCGCCAAGTCACCAGGGCAACGTAAACTGCCCCCATTTAGAGGTGGTTCAACCTTTAAGGTGAGATAGTTTACATTATCCCAATCTTCCTGATATAATTATCCTAACAACCCAACGACGAAAGGTACGAAAATGACAAACCCATTCACAGCGTTAATCGATTGGATAGACGACAACGCAGACTTTGGTGCACCTATCGGAGCATTCATCGGTGTAGGAATCGCAATCGCACTATGTTTTATCTTTGGTGCTTAATCCTATCTTCCTGATATAATTATACTAGTACTTCCCCACTACAAAAGGACGAAAAATGACACTAGAACAAAAGAAATATCGTGAACGTGGATTCCGCTATCGTCGAGTCTCATTCGCGCTTAAGGTAATAGCAGGATTCTGGACACTTGCAATGTTCATCATGTTCTTTGAAAACATGCAGGTTCTTACATTTGCCACTGCCATATGCGGTTCTGTCGCTATGGTTCTTCCTTCACTCCTAATCGCATCGGTGTATGACGATAGAGCTGAACGCGAGTTTAATAAAGCATCTGCCCATCAAGCAATCTTAGGTGTGGTTCGCCCACGCGACTAATCCGTTGTACAAGATAATCAAACAGGATTATAGTTCTACCAACGACAAATACGGAGGATCAATGACAAAGGGAACTGTTCAAAGAGAACAAGTGTACGTATACGGTACCTGTCCTTTGTGCAATGAAACAGACGTACTTGTCTACGAACACGAAGAACAACTTGTATGCGCGTATGACTACAGGAACCTCGTGCGTAATGTTAAACACGTTACCGCGTGTGATAACTGTGGCTCTAGCAATGCCGTTAGAGATCCATCTCATCGTCGCAACGAATACCTATGCTGGTCTTGCCACATGGAAAATGGATTCGTAGTAAACAACACTGTAATCAAGCGAGCTCTTGTCTCGATGATATCTAACTTCAAGCATGGTAACAAAGCCGTGTGTGAAGCTGCAGGATACGGCAGTGCATGCGACAGCAACATCAAACCTCGTGGCGCATGGGATGGGAAGATGCTATGTAACAATCACGGGAAAGAAGCTCCTAAAAAACAAAACAAACCTAAATCTTGAGCAGTACAAAAAACTACTCAAATAAGCCTACGAGCTAATCGTGCGTTCATAGGCTGAAGTACTACAGCACGACTACAAAGAATGAAGAGAGGAACGACAATGTCAACAGAGACTGCAACCCCAACAAAGGCAGCAGAGCTGTACACAGCTGGCAAGTCAGTAGTAGAAGTAGCAGCAGAACTTGGTGTTACATACGGCAAGGCTCGTAAGCTTATCGCCGAGGCTGGTGCTGATATTCGTAATACATCAGATCGCCTAAAGGGAAAGACTCGTAAGGCTAAGTAATGTTAGCCAACCTACGCGTACTCGTGAGTAACTTAATCTGGCCTGCGGTAGCATCAGCGGTGCTAGCGGCTTTAGCCATCGTTACCTCGCTATATACAGATAATGGAAGCTTAGTGTTAGCCTTAGGGCTTGGCGCTATTGCATCAGCGTGTCTAGCACAGACAGTGTAGCAGACCTTCCATCAGAGGCTCCTTCAAACGAGGGAGCTTCTGATAGGTCTACCTGTGGGTGTAGCAATTGCGGCTGTGGTTCTAACGCTGTAAACGTCTACATCAATGACGAGGAAGATGACGACTGGGGTAGAGACATCGCTCCACTTGGTTATCGTAGAGTACAGCGACAGGAGCTCTTTGAGTCTATGTTTCTTAACTTCCTTGAGGTATTAGAGCAAAAGGCAAAGGCTATGCTTGAACGAGCCGAGGCTAAAAGAGATGCGATGAAACAGAGTAAAAAGTAGCCTCAAGGCTATTTATTGTGGTATAGTTAACTACAGGTAAACAACCTACTACGGAGAGACGAAAGGACTAACAATGTTATCCCTTCTTATCTCCGGCCCTATGCAAGCGGTAGAGGACAAGCGTAAGCTTGAGAAGCATAGCGGTAGCAAGAAGCTCGTTGGAACTTCAATGAGTTGTCCCATCCCCGACCTAAGGAGGCGAACTAGCGTTGCAAAAACTCACACTACGTGGACTAGCAATGTCGACAGCGGCCTATGTTTTGGCACTAACAATCGGCACATTCTCAATCGTTATGGCTTCATCAAGCACAGCTGATGACACTGTAGCAGAGGCAAAGGCACAACCAGTTGTTGCGGTAATCACCGACCCACTGGTTAAGCACAAGAACGCAAAGGTATTAACTGACACAGAGTTAGTTGAGCTTTTACAAGCGGTAGGCTTCAAAGGCAAGGCACTTAAAATTGCTTGGGCTACTGCTATGAAAGAATCAAGCGGGCGTCCTATTGCCCATAATAAAACAGCCAGTACAGGAGATAACTCCTACGGCTTATTCCAAATCAATATGATTGGTTCATTAGGCTCTGATCGTCGTGCAAAGTTTGGCATCACTAGTGATGCGGCGTTGCTAGATCCAGTGACTAATGCTAAGGCAGCCTATTACATGACAGCCCAAGGAACTGATTGGGGTTCATGGGGTTTAGGTCCTAATGCTTACGATGGTGATCCTGCGGAGCCTTCCCTAACAAAGTGGATCCCTAAGTTCCCATCGTCAAAGTCGTAGTTTTATCTAAGGATTATAGTGTACCTATGAGCGAAGATATTACTAACATTGACCAACACGAAGATGATTCATTTGCGGTGCAGCCTGAAGAGGCACAACCTGTAGAAGAGATCATTATTGAAGCAGAGGTAGAAGCTCCTGTAGTTGAAGCCCCTGCGGTAATCGAAGTACCAGTTCCTTCAGCCCCTAGGGCTGCGGTAAGTGGCGCTGACACCGACGATGTGTATCTAACTAATTGTGTGTATAAGAACCCAGCTGCACGCAAGTCTTTAACTGTTCATCACCTTCAACGTCGTCTAGCAGAGCTAGGCTACAACGAGGCTATGACAGATAAGGATGGTTGGTTAGGCGATGAGACTAAGACAGCTATTGAGAAGTTCCAAAAGGATAAAGGCTTCGAGCCTAATGGTGTAGTTGATGAAGCTACATTCCTTGCTATCTTCAAAGGCGACATGAACGTAGTCGCAATAGCTTAACCTTTAATTAAACTAATAAGCCCTGTGCATTTACTTGCACAGGGTTTATTTTTTATATTCTGTATAGACAACTTGTCTACTAGTAACTCGTAGGTACAATAGTATCTATAGTCACTATAGCTACTACATTACACAATAGTTTATCTACTTGCAAAAATAAACTATTATTGTTTTACAATAATTATTATTTTTCTCATAATCGTTAGCCGCAAATATTTTAACGGTTGGAGACGTTTTCGGCAGCACCGATTTCATGGCATATCCATTTCTCACGTCCAAGCCATTTAACCAAAAGGTACTGCTTCTGCTAGTTTTGTACATCATCTTA